GACGCGGCCTCCGAACAGCAGCAGGCAATGGGCGCCGTCGATTCCGTGTTCGGCAAATCCGCCGCCACCATCAAGGGCTGGGCCGCCGCCGCCGCCGACAGTGTGGGATTGGCCGCCACCGAATACGCCAACATGGCCGCGATCGTCGGCGCGCAGCTGGGCAACCTCGGCATACCGCATGACAAGGTCCTCGGCAAAACCAAAAACCTGATCAAAATGGGCGCCGACCTCGCCGCCACATATGGCGGCACGACAAAGGAAGCAGTCGAGGCCCTGTCGTCGGCGCTGCGGGGCGAAACCGACCCGATCGAACGCTATGCCATCGGCGTCAAACAGGCCGACGTGAACGCACGGATGCTGCATGACGGCACCGACAAGCTCACCGGCAGCGCGTTCAAGGCCGCGAAAACCAATGCCCTGCTCGCGCTGATCACCGGACAGGGCGCGAAAGCCGCGGGCCAGTTCGCCCGCGAATCCGACTCGCTCGCCGGAGCGCAGCAACGATCCGCCGCCCAATTCGAAAACAGCAAAGCGGCGATCGGGCAGGCCCTGCTACCAGCGATGACCGCTCTCACGTCGATCCTGGCCGGCGTAGCGAAATGGGCCGGGAAACACCCGAAAATTTTCGTCGCGATCGTCGCCGCGGTGCTGGCCCTCGCCGCCGCCATAATTATCCTCAATGTCGCCCTGGCCATTACTAACGCACTGGCCGCGCCGCTGGTACTGCCGATCCTCGCCGTGGTCGCCGGCCTGGCCCTGTTCATCGCCGCGATCGTGGTCCTGTGGAAAAAGAACGCCACATTCCGCGCCGCCGTTCTGAAGGCATGGGAGGCCATCAAGGCCGCAGCGGCGAAGCTGTGGGCCGTGATCCAGGACGTTTTCCAGACCCAGATCATTCCGCTGTGGCGTAGGGTCGCGGCCGCCGCTCGTCAGGTGTGGGCCGTGATCCAGGACGTTTTCCAGACCCGGATCATTCCGCTGTGGCGTAGGGTCGCGGCCGCCGCTCGTCAGGTGTGGGCCGTGATCCAGGACGTTTTCCAGACCCGGATCATTCCGCTGTGGCGTAGGCTCGCGGCCGCCGCTGGTCAGATCGCCGCGGCGATCGGCGTCGCCTGGCACGACCTGCAGCCGACCTTTCAGGAAATCTGGGCGGTCATCCGCAGGGTATTCGGTTACATCGTCGATTACTACAAGTTCCTGTGGGCCGCGACGGTCGTCGTCGTCAAGGCGATCATCGCCGTGTGGCGTTTCGTGTCCCCGAGCTTCGCACAACTCGCCGCCACCGTTAAGTTTGTCGTCAAGGCGATCATCGTCGCCTGGCGCTTCCTGACACCGAGCATCGCCACGGTCGTCGCCGCCGTCAAGATCCTGATCCGGGTGATCGTGGCCACGATCATTTTCATGTGGGCGCATTTCAAGAACGTCATTACCGGGATCGTGGCTGTCTGGAATCTGCTACGCGCGGCGGTCACGGCCGTCGTCGGCGTGATCATCAACTATTTCCGGTTCCTCGCCGCCAACGCCCGGGCACTGTGGAACGCCATCGTCGCCGCGGGCCGCGGCATCATCGGCGTCTGGGTCGCCATCCGCAACGGCATCGCCTCGGCCGTCAACTTCCTGCGTACCACCGTGTTCGGTGCGCTGAAAACCGCCGTCAACACCCTGGCAGCAGCGTTCGCCACCGCCAAAAACGCCATTCTCGCCGCGTTCCGGCTGGTGCAGTCCGGCATCGCCACCATCATCGGCGGCATCCGTAGCCTGTTCATGAACGCGAAAACGACCGCTCTGGACTGGCTCGTCAACGCGTTCCGCACCGCGAAAGACACGATCGTCGGGATCTTCAACAGCATCTCCAGCGCGATCTCCGGGACCATCGACACGATCAAGAACATGATCCAGGGACTCATCGACAAGCTGCATAGCATCCCCGGCGTCAAATCGATCCTCGGTGCAGTCGGGCTGTCTGCCGCGCCCGCGGCCGCGCCGGTGCCACCGGCGCCGATGCCCCGGACCGCCACCACCCACACAAGATCAACATCAACGGACCCGCGCTCGCCGGCCAACCCACTCGCCGGCGCGACGTTCCAGCTGGTACTCGACGGGCAGGTCGTGGAACGGGCCGTCACGAAGGTGACGGTGGCGCAGAATCGGGTCCTGGCCCGTCGGATCCTGTCCGGCAGGCCGGCGCAGTGACCACCACCCCGGCCGCCGCGACCGCCACCGGGCACACCGACGCATCACCGTGCCCGCGGGTCGACATCGTGTTCACCCCACCGGCCGGGGTTGTCACCGTCACCGTGAACCGCAACTCGTCGACGGGGAAGGAACCGGTACGCGCAGCGGTCCGTAAACCGGTGGGGGTCGGGCCGACGATCGTCACCGATTTCGAGGCCCCGTTCGGGGTGGCGCTGACGTACACGCTGATCGGCTATGACGCCGCCGGCGTGCCGTCGACGGAATCGGCCGCATCCAACGCCGTCACGTTGAACGTGGCGACCGGCTGCCCGTGGGTGATCGACCCATCGAATCCGTCCCTGGCGATGACGTGGACGGCGCTGGAATGGCCCAGCCGCAGCTATGCCCGGGACATGGCGCAGCTACGTCCATTGGTCGCGGACCAGGCGATCGTGATCACCGGCCGGCGTGGCCAACCCGCCTCCGTGATGGACATCCTGACGCAGTCCGCCGCCGCCGCGGCCACCCTCGTCGCCCTGGCCGATGTGCCGGTCATCCAGCTGCGCACCCCGACCTCCTGGTACTGGCGCGGCGGTTTCTTCTCGATGGGGGAGCTCACCGAAACCGCGATGTACTTCGACGCGACCGACGCCCGGCAGCAGTGGCACACCGAACTCATCCCGGCCGGGCGGCCCGACCCGGGCCTGTTCTTCCCCGTGTATACGTGGGCGACGGTCAAGGCCCTGTACTCGAGCTGGAACGCGTTGATGAGCAGTAAGGTGACGTGGCTCGAGGTCCTGCGCAACCCCGACCCGGGCGCGTAGCTATGGCGCTCCTGCCGGTGTCGGCGACGTTCGCCGCTGCTGTCCGCAGCTCCCACCGGATAGTCATCCGCGGCGACGTCTGGTACGGCGGGCAGATGACCATCGGGGATGTGCCGATCACCGGCGGCACCATCACCATCGACGACGACGCAGACATCCGCAGCACCGGCACCGTCACCGTCGCCGACGCCACCGGCGCCTGGGTGCCCGTGGTCGGGCAGGAAGCCACCCGCATCACCCCGTGGGGACATGAACTGCAGATCCGCTACGGCGTGGTCCTGCCATCGGGCGGCACCGAATATGTGTCGCTGGGGTGGTTCCGGATCCAGACCGTCAAAACCGACGAGCGGTGGCGCATCGACCCCACCGGGGCGTGGGTGTCCGGCGGCGCCGAACTCGAGCTCGAGCTGGTCGACCGCATGGGCACCGTCGACGATTCGAGGTTCCTGACGATCAGCCAACCCGGCGCCGGTGCGAAATGCCTCGCCGAGATCCGCCGCCTCTGCGCCGGGCTGGTGCCGATCGCCGCGTGGCCCGTGATCACCGACCCGAACGTCCCCCCCGATGTGATCTACGACGACAACCGGATGTCCGCCGTCAAGTCCCTGGCCGGCGTGGCCGGGGTGAAAGTGTTCATGGACCGCGGCGGAAATCTTGCCATCCGACAACTGGCGACCGTGACCGGCGGTGACATCACGTTCACCGGCGCCATCGACGGCGGGCTGATCTCGATCGCCGAGGAGTACGGCCGTGACGGGATCTACAACGCGGTCATCGCCCGCGGCGAGCAGGACACCGACGCCGCCCCGGTGCAGGGCATCGCGTACGACACCGACCCCACCTCGCCGACCCGGTGGGACGGGCCGATGCGGCGCGTCCCGGCGTTCTACGCTTCGCCGATGATCACTACCGTCGCGCAGGCCCAGGCCGCCGCGACGACCCGCCTGAACACCTACCTGAAGGGCCGGCAGCAGGACATCACGGTCGAGCTGGTGCCGAATCCCGCTATGGACCCGGGCCTGACCACCGTCACGGTCGTCACCCCGCGGCGCACCGTCACCGGCCGCCTCCGCCGGCTCACATTGCCGCTGTCCGCCGACGCCGCCGCGAGCGCCACCGTTCAAGTTGCGCCGAGCCTGCCGACGCTATGAGGAGGCTCTGAATGGCACCCGTTGACCTGGCCGGGATCCTGGCCCCGAAACCATCCGCCGCGGCCAGCCTGCGTACCGGGGTCGTCGCCGCGCTCGTCGCCGGTAACCGGCTGCAGGTCAACGTCAACGGCGCGAACATCACCATGCGCCGCGGTCTGCATTTCACACCCGCCGTCGGGGACGTGGTCCTGGTCGCCACCACC